GTTCTCTCCATAATGTCACACTACTTGGATAATATGTGCCAATATATTCATTATTAATACTCAATGGCAAATGTTCTCCATTTGGCTCTAATGGATCAAGCATGTTTATATAAACTACTTCATATAATTCAGCAAATGTAGTTTGGTCAATAGCCTTCGCTGATGTAATACTACCAAATTGGAATCTTTTTTTGGCATTGTTAAGATTAGCAGCATTAACAAACGTTTCTATCGACGATGTATCGATACCAGGAAATATTAACATTTCTAATTGTTTCTGTATTCCAAAATTAGTGTCATATGGTCTATACATCATTGAAAGTGGAAATATTTCTTGGTTTGTAATGAACGAACCCCATCTTTCTCGTTGTTCTATTTCCAAATAAGGTTTTACAATGATATTGCTATACATTTTTTCAGATTGGATAACAGTTATCGTAAATATTTTTTCAAAAACCCCATAATGAGTAATAGAATCAGAAAAAATTCCACTATATTGATTAGAAACTCTAACCGTAAACGTGTAATAATCAATAAAGTCATCAGAAGCTGAACTAAAATGTACACCTGTAATAATACCATCTGTTCCCATTGTAACGCCATTAGGTAATATCCCATCTATAATTTCATATATAAGATTTGAATTTGATAACGAACTAACCGCAATAATGGAAAGATTAACCGGAATTCCTTCAGTAATAGTGCCAGCATTAGTCGGCGTTAACCATTCCAAAGTATCATCCAACTTTCCAATTATATCTATTGAAAATGTTCTTTTATTAGTAATAGATTCACCTGAAACATTGTTAGTTCTAATAGCAGCAATTTCAAAGTCATAAGCAGTATTATAGGTTGTTTGTGATGGTATATACCCAGATAAAATTCCATCGGTGAGTGTTGTACCAGGTGGAATAGGTTGATTTATATCCAATGAGTATAAGATAGAATCACTTTCATATGTTTCGAATTCCACAGTTAAATAATTATCGTAACGATATGGTCCTAAATATGGATTGGTTATCCATTGTACAGGTCTAATATTAGTAACATCTGCAGTAAAAATACTGGTCCCAGTATGCATTAATGTATTGTCAGCAGTTAAATAATATGGTCCAACAACAATAAATATAAAACTTTGTGTTATTGAATATGCTTGGTTGCTTGCCCGAATTATGAATTGTGATTCTTGATATTCATGATCCAGCTCGTCCGTTGATAGTTTTGAAAGAAATCCAGAAATAATTCCGTCAGTTGAAAGCGATAGGCCACCTGGCAATGAACCAGATTCCAACCTGAAAGTTACGATATCATTTGGAATGTCCGATTCAACCAGTATTTGAAAATTAACATTAGTATTATCAATAGCAAAAAGTTGCTGATTTATTCCACAATGCAATCTACCAGACGGTGTAACGAATGATAATGGATTTTTGCTAGTAATGGTAAGATAGAAAGTTCTATCTGCCGTTTGACTATCGTGAGAAGCTCTTATACAAAATTTATAAATACTGTCAGTTTTGACAATATTAGCAATCCCAGTAATTTGATTCCCATTAATATACAATCCTTCTGGAAGTGCACCCGCAATTATCCCATACGTAACTCCGGTATCATTAGTCACTGGAAGATCTATGACTAATGTAATTTGATCATTAAATGATCCAATATCGTATCCAGAAGGCTTCGTCCATATATCAAGAGTCATTACGCTCTCCAAACTGATATTTCAATAATACCAGCCTCACCATATTCTTTATCTTCTAACGATTTTCCAACAATAGCACCTATTTTTGGATCTAATGCTTTAATCGCATGTCCAGATGAATTAGATGTAGTCAATAAATCACCTTTTTTTGTTTTACCAATTACCTTACATGGTACACGACCTGCCAATGCTATACAAGTCTTGACACCTGATTGGTTAATATTCATCACATATGCAGGATCTGTTGTAACAACTCCCGCTACTTTTGTATCATTCACTACCGATGAACTAGTGACTTCTTTAGATCCGCCAAATACAAGAACAGTACCAGGTTGGTAGACTACGTCCGATTCATAATATTCAGCCAAGTCAGCGTAGGTTGATTGAAGTGTACTACCAGATGCCAATTGCCAATTACCATGGAATAGACCAGGCCCGGTCGCACCATTGTATATGTTTTTTACTGTGATATCGTCAGTCGTTACACTATCTGCTAATGATAATTTTGAAACATATAATTCATCAACATAATGTTGAGTTACAGCCTGTCTTGATCCGATTTCCCCTTCTAATGGATGTGGATGATCAGATAACGTCAATACACCAGTCATTGTGTCACCACCTCGATAAACAACATCCTTTCGCTGCATTACTTCGGTAGCAAGATAATTACTCGTTAATGTAGAATCATAATCTGGGTCATCGGTTTGTTCAGTGGTTGGTTGATCTCTTGTTTTCAATGCCGTAGACACGATATAGGTGGCAATATCATTATGTGTGATAATAGGACCACCATTTGATTGTCTTGGAACACCAGCTACATAATTATGCAATCCGTGATGCACCGTTACTGGGAGTTCTAATATAGATGTTGTATAATCTGGGTTTAATACTGCCCATGTATCATTAAACGCATTTACTGCATCTACACTTGGGTTACGCAACCGCCCTATTGTGAAATAATTAGCATTTAATGGACCAGCAAGTTCAGGTGATGTGTCTGCTTGTACTGATGCGACCTTTATATCTAATTCGGTATTGTTTGATGCAACAATTTGTATACTAGAATCACTTGATTTAATTGTTCTAGCAGTTAATGCTGATCCGGCTGTATTAGCCATTATCACTTGATTTGCGGAATATGATGATGGTGCATCACCAAGCGCAGTAAATCTAATAGCACCAGATGCACCAAACACTCCATATAACACATCAAAATTGTCATTTACTTTTTCAAATGCAACTCTAATGCTATCACCAGTCCCATCATTACCTGGGCCGGTAGCACCAGTATTAATATGTTTTTGTTCCATGTTAAACGTTTCCTTAAATTTGGTTATTGTTGTATTTATCAACAATTTTTTAATCTGTTGGAATTCTAAATATAAATAATTAACAAAGGAGATTTTATGTTTGATTTTATAAAAAAGTTATTTGGGTGCAAACCAGCACAAATTGAAGAAACTGTAGAAGTTGTTAAAACTGCATCTAAACGTGTAAAAAAGTTAGCTGATGTAAATAATGATGGTGTTGTTAATATTGATGATGTTAGAGAAGCTAAAAAAAGACTTACAAAAAAACTTAAAGAAATTAAAAAACTTAAAGAAGTTGCAGATGTGAATAATGATGGTGTTGTTAATGTTGATGATGTTAAAGAAGCAGTAAAAGCTGTATCTAAAAAAATTAAAAAACCAGTCGCACCAAAATCAGTTGTCAAGCCAGAAATTGTAGAACCACCTCTACCTAAAAAACGTGGTAGAAAACCGAAAGCAAAATAAATCAAAGGGGCTATACGCCCCTTTTTTATATCGTGCCTTTTATTTTACCAAAAATAAATTCTTGTTTTGTAATCCAACGTGTACCAATTACTAGGTGTTTATTCATACCCATATCTGCAGGCAAGTAATACGTACTTATACCTCGATATGCATATGTAAGCCACATTATTTTTTTCGATAAATCGCATCTGGTTGGAAACCAAACAAATTTAAGTTTCCATTTAGCATTATTATAAAACCACTGATTGGTCCAGATATTTTCTTGTTCTATAATCATATAATTTAAAACTCGCTAAATTTTTGGCTTTTGATTCACAAAGTATATCAAATTTATCTGAGAATGTCAATGCCCAGTTATTAACAGCATCGTTCCAGTAGAAATCAGAATGTGCGCGAAGTTTTTGTTTAGAATGTCCAGCTTCTAAAAGTAAGTTAAGATCTGGTTTAGTGCTGGCGCAATGATTGACCAAAACATCTTCCCTACTAATAGAATAATGTAAAGTAGGGCGAACACCTCGCCAACTTTGAATAACCATTTCAACCCGTGGGTCATCGGGGTTGATGTATTCTCCAGTTTTGATAAAATGATGGTGAATATCGAGAACGACAGGAATCCTGTCAGCAATAGTAAGACAAGCATCAAGTCCATGGGTCATTTCCTCATTTTCAATTGTTATACAGTTTTTAGCAACATCACTTAATTTTTCATATGCTTCAAGCATTCCTGCAGGACCACGTTTACCAGCAATGTGTACATTAATTTTCATATCTTGGAAGGTTTTACCATATCCCATCCAACGTGCCATATCAGCGTGGTATTCAAATTCTGCAATACTATTTTCTACCACATCTGGTCGATCGCTTGCTAAACAACAAAATTGTCCAGGATGAAAAGATAATCGCACATCGTGGTGTCTTGCTAAATCACCAATTGCCGCAAATTTTTGCTGTAATAGTTGTTGAATAGATTCTGATTGATAAAAATATGTCCAGTCCGTATGAGTATAGACTGGTAAAATATCAGACGTTAATCTGAAAAGTCTCAATGATGGATTTTGTTTAGAAACATATTCTACTGCTTTACAAGTTGCTTCTAAATTATGCCGTAATAATAACATCAATTTAGTTTCAGCAGTTTTTTTAGTTTGTTTATTCAACCATGCAATAGTTGTTGTTTTTGTATTATATTTTGGGATAGAAACAATTTCATTTTTATCATTAACAGCAGAAATTTTACAGGCAAATCCAATCTTATTAAAATTCATAATTTTTATAAATAGGTAATAACTCAGTTAAAAGGAAAATAATTATGTTTGTGGAAAATAAATATCATAAATGGTATTTTAATATTATAGATAAAGCTAAAACTAGAAACACCAATGGATATACAGAATTGCATCACATTATACCGAAATCAATGGGCGGTGTCAATGCTAAATCCAATTTAGTTAAATTAACAGCTAGAGAACATTTTATTTGTCATTTATTATTAGTCAAATTCGTTACAGGTACATTTAAAAGAAATATGGCGTTTGCGCTCAATGCGATGTCAACTTTATCAAATAAACATCAAGATAGGTATATCCCTACATCCAAACTTTATGCAATTTCCCGTAAATTATACTCTGAAGAACAATCAAAATTCATGGCTGAAAGTGGGAATCCTATGTATGGAAAAACACATACAGAAGACGCTAGATTAAAGATGTCTAAATTTCATAAAGGAAGAATTCCTGCAAATAAAGGAAAACATCATACAGAAGACACTAAAATAAAAATTTCTAAAGCAACATCTGGTTCTAATAATCCGATGTATGGAAGAACTCACACAGAAGAAACAAAATTAAAACAATCAAAAGCTAAATTAGACAAACGAAATGTTAAATTACAAGGAAAACCTAAATCTGAATCGCACAGAAAAAAATTATCCGAAGCTAATGCAGGGAAATTATTTACTGAAGAACGAAAATTAAAATTAAAACAAATACCAAAAATTAGTTGCGTATATTGTGGGAAATTATCTAGCCCAGCTATGCATAAGAGATGGCACGGCGAACAATGTAAACATAAAATATAAAATGCTAGATATAGAAACCGGTCTATAGACCGGTTTAATATTTTGTTTGATTAAAGACCAAAGCTTTGATTCAGCAGTTGATTTCGTTTGACGATTGAGCCATGCTACTGTAGTAGTACCAGTGTTATATTTTTTTACAATCATCAGTTGCTTTAATACCATTGACTTGGGCCGGTGTGTCAATCCATTTACAACAAAACCCGATTCTGTGTGTCATTTGAGCTCTCCGCAGTAAAATTATATTCAAAGACATAGAATATGCTAATTATTTTGTATTGTCAACGGTAAGTTCTTTCACAAGGATATTTAAATCTTTAATTTCGCGTAATAAATCATCTATCAGTTCATATTCAGTACGTTGATGATCCAATAACTGATTGATAAACTTCAATGTCCACAACCACCAGCTAATACATGTAATTGCTAGCAATGATACAATAGCCCACCAGATTGGAATATTGTGAAGACTGGTAAACCAGTCCCATTTAAGGATTATCCATATTACAGATGCAAACATCAATAAACTCACAATTAGCCACCATTGGCGTCGTTTGTTTATAGCATTCATCAAAGTATCATGTTGGTTGATTAACATAGAAAATCGTATCATATAGTATTTATGATACATGATACGAATATTTTATCCCATCTTTAATAGAATGGTTTCTTCATTTATTCGGCCATTTAGTTTTGTATCAGTTGAATTAATATCATCAAGAAATTTTCTGAGTGCAATCTTTCCAGCTGCTTTAAACTCTTTAAGTTTTTCATCTGGTTTGCGAATTGTTTTTTGAATGCTTTTATGTTCGTCAAACCCTATAATGGTTGTACCTTTTACACTTAATGGCCCAGTTAACTCATCTGCAATGTATTTTCCAAGTTTACGTAGCTTTGTATTATAAACCCACAATTCTTTTGACCCTATTATATCAGTCGGATTAATTGATACTAATTTCAATGGCTCGAATGTTTTCAAATATTTGAGTTTTTCTACTACTTTATCTTTTGGAACTGCTTTTTTAGCTTTAGGTTTTCGAGTTACTTTTGCTTCTTCCATGATCATCGTACAGGCCGAATCAATTTCTTTATAGAATACTAATAGATTATTAATTTGCTTTTTAGATCGATGTTTATACCCTTCTTTTAAATCATCATCGGTTCCTTCCATTACCGCTGTCAATTCAACCAATCCAGATGAATAATAATCCTTAATTACTCGCGCATGTGCTGCTTTAACCTCTTTTCCCTTTAATAAATTAAGAATTTTGAACTGTTTAGGATCGAACTTATCAGGTTTTTCCATCCAAACTTCAATAGCATCCTCAATTTCTTCAGTCATTTTAAAGGTAGCCTCTCTAACACGCTCTTGGATACTGATAACAGGAGCACTCGGTTTTGATTCCGTCTCTTCCTCAACATCTATGTCGTTTTTACTATCATTTAACACAACATTAATTGCATTAACTAGCCAATCTTTAGTGTTAGCACCATTATTAAAATCATCACGTTGTTCTGGCATTCCTCTTGAAAGACAACTTGCTACTGCACCCATTGTTGTACTAACTCGCCAATCTTTAGATTTTTTAAATTCAGTGATTACATCTTTTTCATACCCATTCTCGCCCATCCATGTCAATACTGCTGGTTTAAGATCTTTGCCACTGAATTGAAGATTATAATATTGCATAGCAGTATGGTAATGCTTTAGATATTCGGTGGCCGACAATGACTCAGTATCATCCCACCGAGGACTCCAATCTTTATTACGATTTTCGCGGATGGTAACACTAGTGATTTTAGCTTTTTTAGGTTTTTTAGTTACTTTTGCCATAAAATTCCTTTTATTTGGTCGGTTGAGTAATTATTTGACTTGGTTTTTCTGGTCTGGAATTACAAAAAACACAATCTGAGTCTTTACATTTTGGTTCCAACCATTTATTACATAATTCGCAGTAGTAAGCGTCATACTTATTACTGTATTGACGCTCACTACCACATTTACAAAAATTGTTAGATATTATGTCCACAGTGATTTTCTTACTTTAATCAATCTGATGAGCATATCATCTTCTTCTTGCTCATACTGTGCTTCGATCTCAGCTAAACGCTTGTGTGAATTTGAACGTACAGCACGTTCATCTGGTGTTTCACTTTCGGTATCAAACAAGTCCATTATATCTGATCCATCAGTACGTTTTTTTGCACAAACAGCAGACCAACCACTAATGTCATATGGATCTGGGCGATTTGGGTATACTTCTTTCCACCAAGTATATAGTTCTTTAATTTCAACTGCAATTAATGCTTGATGAGTTAATTTTCCATATTCTGGGTCAGTAGGTTTATAACCCCATGATTCATCATTAACCAATGAAGCCGCCCAATCTAAATGTGCAACCCCAGCTTCTGCACATCGCCAAGTTCTCCATTTGAAAAAATTAGTCCTCCACCATGGTACACAATATTTTTTTCTTTCCTCTTCATCCCACATGACATGATGCCATGCAGTTTCTACCTCAACAAAATCAACTAACTCATTAAATAAACATGGTAGAAAACGATATCCAACATCTTGCCAGTTACCTGGCTTAATATCGTTTGGATGTGCAGTTAATGAATGACTTTTCGTAACCCACCGATTATTAATGTAATATCTGATAGAGTGAAACCTATTGTATGGCCAATATACAAAATCTTGGAGATATCTCAATCCTTCTTCTGCCAACCAATATCGAACTGGGTGTTTTAATTGTGCTTCTTTTCGCCATTCTCGCCATTGTCGTGCAGTACCTGCTTCTGGTTTTGGTGTACCAGAAAGCCATTTCGCAAACGTAGAGCAAGACCAGTAATTTGCATATTGTGCCATATTTTTCCTCTTATTATTTTACTAAAAAAACTATTATACATAATTGGAAAGTATTTGTCAATAATAAATGATAAATAAGACTGTAGTTCGCGGAACGCCAATTCCCAACTACTTTAATACTAAACAGGAGTATCAACATGAATATTTATCAATCAATACCAGCATATGTGTATAAAATCACTTGCAATCCAACTGGGCAATTTTACTACGGATACCGTGAAAGAAATATAACGAATCATAAATACCCACACGAGGACCTATGGGTTGAATATTTTACAAGTAGCAAGTTAATCAGCGACTTATTAAGCCAATATGGAAAGGATAAATTCACTACTGAAATTATTTTTACTAGTACGAATAGATTGGATGCATATTGGATGGAACAATCCTATATTCAACAGCATTGGACCAACGCATTATTATTAAACAAACATTTTATCGACCCAGTATCTAAACGCAAGGCATTTAGAGCAACAAAGGAAACTGCTGCAAAAGCAACATTAACTAAACGTTTACGGGGTACGGATAAACTTGGTGGTGCAAAAACACTAGAAACTTTGAAAAATTCCGGGAAATTACGTGATAGAGCATTGAAGTCTGCCTCAACAAAACGAAAGAATGGTACCGATAAATTATCAGTGGAAAAGTCTATAAAAACCAGAAAAGCTAACGGTAATGATAAAATCGGAACTGAAAAAATGGTTAGAACTAGAATTGAAACTGGTTCATATATCACTGGTGCTGCCAAAACAGCGGAATTAAGAAGGATTAGAGGAACCGATAAAATCGGAGCTGCAAAATCCGCTGATAAAAATAGTCATTTCTGGGAAGTTATAAATCCAGAAGGGATGTCATCAGTAATTAAAAATTTAAGTAAGTTCTGCCGCGATAACGATCTGCACGTAGCTGCCATGTGTAGAATAACAATATCTGGTAGATGCCATAAAGGATGGAAATGTAATAGAATACAATGAAAATAGGGGGTTTTAGAACCCCCTATTTTATTATCATCTAACTAAAAATGGTTTTAGGTTTGGTGGAGACCAGGAAATTGGTTTTAAAACTTTTCCATCTTCTCTTTTTAATACTTTACCTGTATCCGGGTCAATTTTACTCATATTAGACCGGATAACTTCATTCCATGCACCTTCTACGTCAACCCCTGCTGATAACAGTGCACCAACCCCAACTACTATCATATCTAAAATTGCATCAGTGACTTCTACTAGGTCATTATTACTCTCCGCCACACTCAATTCATTAAATTCTTCTCTAATGAGGTTCAAGTATAGATTATACTGTGCTTCATTGAAATGGTCAACGGTTTGATCACTGGCTTTCATAAATGTTTCTTGATCTTTAAAAATACTCATTTTAATTTCCTTATTATTTTCTTGTAATCGTTCTTTAATAGAAGTATATGCAGTAATCATACCCATATGTACTTGTATACTAGCTACGTTATCGCTAGTATTGCAGATATTTACAAGAGATGCAATCTCTTGATCACAAAAATCGATGCATCCTTGTATTTTATCATTCATTTTAATTTCCTTATTGTTGTTCTTCACTGAACCACCGTAGTGTAAACCACGTGGCATCTTCTGGTCGTTCAAACAGCCATTGTTCACGATAGCCGTTAAAATTACCTTTTAAATTTTCTGAACACCATGTTTTAATCACGTGTTCATTTAATGACCTAGCTATTGGATATGGAATTTTTATTTGTGTCCAATCTGGGAAAGCTGTTTTAAATAACTCCCAAAAGATTTCTCTATCCATTTCTTCTTGAATTTCTTTTGCAAGAGTTGCAGACATCAAATCTTGTGCTGGTTCAATAGCCCAAGAAGCTTTTAATTTTCTAGGTGTAGCATTTATTGTTTTTGTTGTTATTTGAATTGTAGACATCCTTGTCCTTAAATATTTATTCTACTTTACCACCAAGGTCTCTTAACTTCCTAGTAAAGTCCTTTCGTTTTCGATAATCAATTATGATAACAGTACTTGTAGAAAAATCTGACTGATCAACCGCAATTTTCGAGTCTCTGAGACTATATCCAGTATACTCTCTAACGAGTTTTATAGCTGAAATAACTGAACCATTAGCCCGAATATTTCCTATTCTAAATTTTACTTCAGATGCAGACGAACCTTCAATCATTCTAAAGAACACCCGACCTTTTACTTCTGTACCAAGTGCCACATTCATTGCTTCCCAAACTTCCATTGCTTTATCAGCCCCATAATGTCTGGTTAAACTTTTAACAAACATAACACCATCATTTACAACGTCTTCTAATGTCTCGCTCATATAATCCTCAACGTGTCTTTCCAAGTAAACTCACAATAATGTTCACAATTATCAGAACCATACTCATGTCTTTCAGACTGCCATACGTATACGACCCCATGTTCATCTAGTGAAAGGTATTTCACTATTTTTACAACAATGCCTTTGTTTTTGTCAATATCAACGACTTCATCACCAACTTTCAACGTGTTAGATTCATTTAATCGTCTAGTTTTTTCTAACCATTGTTCTCTTTCAATTTTTTTCACAGTGGATTACTCTTTAATAATAAAAATGTAAATTCAACTGGGTCAACTACTGCTGTTTTTATATCTTCAGTGCGATGTTTTAAATATCGTAAATCATCACCGTCTTTCCTCCATATTCTTTCAGAGTGCATAACTAATTTCCAATCAGAAATTATTACTTTGTCAGTATGTGAAATAAGAGGTGAATAATTAGTAAAATATTTCCCATTATACCATGATACTAATGCATCTGAAATCTCGTAAAGAACAATACTCATCGTTGATGTTGTATAAGAGATGCTTGACCTTCTTTTAGATACCAGTCAAATTCAGTTCTACAATCTGAACAGCATTTTTTGTTCATTGATCTAAAATGCAGTAATGCCCCATTACATTTAGGGCATCTTTCTAATGGCTCTGAATGGTTCATTGTGGATCTACTTTATTAAGTTCTACTACTGTAGTTTCCGATACTGGTGTTTCTTCCACTGGACCAATCTTTACATATGCAAAAACAATTACCATCATAGTGATTGTTATCATCACAAATAGTGATACCAGAACATTTCGAATTAGTTCCATTGTTTAGTCCTCGTCGTTGTTATCGTCGTTGTTATCGTGGGTTTCGTTTACTTCTTTAACTGTAGATTCTATCCACAACATAGCTCGTAAAAAGCCTTCTGCCTCAACCGTATTGATAGTTAAGCCGTCAGCTTTAATACTTTCGTAAAAGTCTTTAGCACGTCTAACTTCCCACTCAATTGTTTCAGTTAAGTGTTCGTACTTTTCTTGGGCTATTCTATTTGGTTTTGAACGGTTATTTGCTTCGCGTTCGATTAAGCATTTAATCGTGTCTACAATTGTTTTATCGATATCTATCATGTTGGATCTCATAAAAGTAAATGAAAACTTATTATATCAGATTTATCTGTGATGTCAAGATAAATTTTAAAAACGGACTATCAGAGGTGTAAAATTTCACCAGTGAAGTTCAACTCATTTCGCAAAAACTGTTCTATCTCAGATTTATACAACACTGAAGTATTTACTACTACCGATGTTGTAATCATTTTTGGAAGTGTGATTGGAATAGTGCATCCAGGAATGAATTTACCACTTTTTCTCTGATCTTTATCAATAATAGCTACTATATTCTTGCGAATTTCAATTGGAATACTACCAACAAACGTAGAGGCATGTGCCCCTGCTCCGTAAATCGTAAAATCAATATTCAACGCTGACAGAATGTTGTCATACGCCAGTTTAGAACGTGATATGGCGTTTGTAATCTGTTGCTTTTTGATAGGTGTAATTATAATTCCAATATGTGACTTGTTTAATAAATCTATTTGGTATGCAGTAGTAAACCCAGATAATGCGGAACACAAGTTTAAACTATTAATACTAAAATGTTGCACATGGTCATTAAAAAAATCTACTACCTGGTCATTCATAAGAGTAGAATCCAGATTTGGGACTTCAATATACACCTGGCCAGTGTCTGAAAGCCGTGATTTACAAAGTTTTAAAAATTCGATTGGGTTATCGATATGTTCTATTATATGTCTAGCAATTATCAAGTCATATTGGTTATCAGGGAATGATACATCAAAAAATTGCTGATAATGGGTGATTGCTGTGTTTTCGTATCCAGTAATACATGGATCAACAGTAGTGACATTGCAACCATGTTCAGAATAGTAATTTGCAATTTCACCAGACCCAGATCCTATTTCTAAAATAGATATGTTAGATACATTTAAAAAATTTATTATATTTGTTAAATTATTATTCATGGATACACTTATTGCTTTTTTTGTAACATAACTATCGGCAGTGTATATAGATGGCTGAAAGTTAAAATTAGTCACATGGTTACAGTTATCACAGACACGCACATTCATTGATGTTGTTTGTACATTTGTAGCAGTATCAAACAATTGTGCCGAGGAAACCGGTACCGAATCAAAAACACTTACAATTTCCATTGGTGATTGGCATATTGGGCATTTACTCATATAAAATCTCCTAAATTATCAGAATCCCGTGCTATATTAACAGCAATTGCTGTCGGGTATGGATTACTATTGGCATAGTCATTAATTACCACTCTTTTAGAATGATGAACTTCCATAATTAAATCACAATCTCCAAATCCCAATTCATCAAGCATATTCATAGTCAAATTTTTGTATTGTTTTCCACGGGCAGTACAAAATATAATTTTACATCCCCTAGCCATTTCGGATTTCAGCTTATTGATATTGTTTGTTAATGGTATATATGGTTCATAATAATTCATAGTTGATTTGATTATAGTTCCATCAATATCACAAAAATAGGTTGGCCTGTTATTATATTCAAACCACTCAGGCGCGGTTCCTATATCGATAAAATTTGTTACATACTGTTCAATAAATATAGCACCGTTTAAAATTAAATAATCAATAACATTAGATACATATATTTCTGATCTACTGTTACTGTATAACGCCTCAAATGATTTAATAAAATCACGTGCAGTACCAAATTGATACCCACCAACGCAAAAACTGCTGCTTACTATTTGTTTTTCTACAATACTTGTTATGATTCCTTGATTATTTGATATTGTATAACTTTTTCCGGCAGTATTATGCATATGCGGGTTATCCTTCAAGTCTGAAACATATACATTATTACCAGGTTCTATCGTACAATCAAAATAACTATCACAATCTTTAATGAATATAGGAGATTCCTCATCAATTCCAGCTATTTTAAGTGCTTTGTAAACAGTTTCGGCTGGACCAGATGTTATCTCTGGTAATATAATAATATTAATATTGTCACCAAAAACTTCTTTTAATTTTTGGGATGCATTAAATTGTTTATCGTGAGTTTCTAATATAACAAGCGTTACATTATATTTACCAATGAATTGTTTTGCTGAATTTTCGACCATCATTAACCCTTTGTAATCGGTTAATAGATACTTTGGTCGTAGATTAGGAAATCTAGATGACATTCCGGCGCAGGGTATAATTATTTCCATAAGTTATTAATCTCGTTAATTAAGTAAGTCTCATCCATTAATGATTTGGTATACGGTAGTATTCTCATTAACATTAATATCAATAGATAATCATTATTACAATTGAATTTGGATATTTCTTCATCTATATTTTTAAGTTTGGAATTTATGTATAAGTCTGGCTCATTTCGAATAAACCATTTACATTTAAGATCCTGTCTTAATTTTGCTATATCAAACACATACGATGAATATTCGGTTGTTATTGGATCTATTAAAATAAAATCATTTTTGTGTGTTGAATATAAAATATTCTCAAGTGTGAAATCACCATGATATTGTGATACAGGTATATTTTTTGGTAGTTTAAACAATAAAGATTCTTTATCAAACACAAATTTATATTTTTCAAAATCTATACTATCTAATTTCTGTTTATATATTTCAGTAAAATCAAACGTACCAGTAGTACTGGTTTTTAGTGTAGATAATACTTTTTTAATGAAAGAGTTTAGTATATTGTTATCATAATGAGTTATGAATGTTTTAATATCTAAATTTGGTATATATTCCATATCATAACTGTTAGATGTTATATTAAATATTTTTGGGAATTGCAAATCCAATTCGCTCAATTCGGAAAATCTAGCAATATTTCTTTCAATATTGTTAATTTTTCTTACTATTGTATTCCCGTTGTCATTTATTAAATATAATTCACTTGTTGAATACCCATTTTTTAGTTTTTTTAAGATTTCGTCCATGGAGTATTCTCTATTCCATACTTTCTGACATGTTCAGCTCTTTCTATATCCCTGCCTTTAGTGCACAAAGTATAGAACGAACTTTCATCACTTGGCTCTGGAATATTTGATATAAAATGAATATTTTCATGACCAATGCTTAATGCCAATTTGTGTATCAATGGGTGTGTGTCTGCTGATTCTGGTCTTAAATTTCGATAAGTATAATGTAATGATTGATGGACTTGATTAGTTAAATGCATTGGCCACATATATGCATTGTCAGTGGTCCAGCGTAATATATCCCACCAAAATCCACCAGTTTCTGGATATAAAAAATTAAATTTGGTGTAATCTATATTTTCATTAAATAACACTTTATGAAAATGTATATCAAAGCGTGTTAAGATAATGAAATCTAAATTTTCATTTTGAAATGCATCAAATGCACCTTTACAAGTAAATGGATCAGATCCTTCAAATTCACAAAAATGAATCTTTTCTGGTTTCACAGTGGCATAGAATTCTTGTTCTATATCTGGGTCAGAGAATGGATAGGTTGTGACATATATATTAGCCTCATGCCCATTATCAATGAATGGTTGGACGAGCATTTCATGAATGTTTGTCCAACAATGTCTGTAATCTTTAAATCCTTTAGTTGATTGTGTACCGTAGGTTATCCCGTAAAAACAAAATCCAATTTTCATATACTTCCTTGTAATATTTTATTTATATTAGGATTTAATTACTATTATTTTCTTTGTCGTTCGCACTCAATGCTATTAATGCGCTAGCATGCTTCTGTGCATTTTCTGCAGTCAAATGAATCAACCCAGATTCAAGATACTTCATATCTTCTGAACAAGAACCCCACCATTTTGGTATATAAAATTCAGAGAATGATGGTATGTAATACACCTTATTTTTTGGTAATGGTTTTCTAACTGGGGCTGGAACTTCTACATCACCAATTTTAATAGTTTTCATTTTTATGGCCAATAAATTGAAGCTTGTTTTCAATTCGGACGGCACCCATGTTTTACCATGATCTAGTGATCGGGTGAGGTTGTTATTAATGAGTTTGTATAAGATATGTTGATAATCATCAGTTCTCTTTAATGTTTCTCCAGATAATAATGCTTCATAAACTTCTTTATCGTTATTAAATGACATAATTGTTCCTATAAGTTAAGTTTAGTTTATTATAGCAGGTGATTTAATTTTGTCAAGAGTTCTTAAAGAATTGTTTGAAAACACTTTCTAATGCATCATGTAATTCATCGTCTAGTTTTTTAAATTCATCTTCTGATAAGTCTAATGAAAATGGCAGCGTAACTGTTGAAATAACTTTTTTACCATGTATTTCAAATTTGTAATTTGCACCAGGAGTTTGGCATTTTGTTTTTGATTCTATTAAATCGATTAAATCTCTCATTGTAGTTCCTTATTAACTACAATATTTATGGATTACAACAGTTAAGCGGTGTGATATAATCATTTAACGGATAAATAAAGATGTAGTTCGCGGATGGCCGTCCCAACTACTTTAATACTGAAAAGGAGTATCAACATGAGTATTTATAAATCGATAAGACAAAATACAAGAATTCACCAAAACATTTACAAAAAACATTACGGATTAATTCCAAAGGATGAAAATGGTAGATCTTTTGAAATTCATCATAAAGATGGCGATCATACAAATAATGACCCTACTAATTTAATTGCGATATCAATTCAAGAACATTATAACATTCATTATGACCAAGGTGATTGGGCAGCGTGTCAAGCTATTAGTTTGAGAATGAATATGTCTCCTGACGAATTATCAAATATTATTAGAGAATTAAATCTAAAACGTGTGAATGACGGAACTCATCATTTTTTAGGACCTAATCTAAATTTAAAAAATAATGCTAAACGTGTGAATGACGGAACTCATCATTTTTTAGGACCATCAAATAATCAAGCAATGCTTGATGCTGGAATACATCCATTTCAAAATAAAGAAATTCAATCTCAAAATGCTAGAAAATCTATAGAAAAAGGAACTAATAAGTTAGTTGGTGGGTCTTTACAAAAAGAACATCAAAGACAATTACTTTCGAAAGGAATTCACAATTCTCAAATTAAAATAAAATGTGAATATTGTGAAAAAACTATTAGTAAGTTAAATTTTCATAGATGGCATGGCGATAACTGCAAATTTCGAAATAATAAAATTTAATATAGGACTGCCAAATATCAAGTCTATAGATACAATAATACAAATCAGTATTAATTTCCATAGACTTGATTGTATTTCACTTAACGTAAAGTAAAATCTACTTATCATCTCTAAATCTACTAAATCTAGGAAATCTTAAACTATAAATATTAGATTCCTGAGATAAAGTTAACGCATCCGCTATTATTTCAACTGTCTGTCCAATAATATCTTCCCGTGCCAGCCATATTTCACTTCGTTGTTTATCTGTAAATCCAGAACCAACATTTACTTTAATTATTTTGCCTTGGTCAGTTCCTTCACAAACTACAGCACCCATAGAACCAATGTATTTCCCGGTTCCTTCTTCTACATTCGTTACAATAAGATCTACCGAGATAAAAGGTTTTAATTTAAGCCATGCAACTGATCTTTTTAATTCATATGGCGCACTTGGGTCTTTTAACATAATCCCCTCAAACCCACCATCAATTGCTTGTTTGTTTATTTCTAAATATCGTTGTTTACCTTCAGTAGTATCCAAATCAACTAATTCTTGGCCAACTACCCTAACATTCAATAATTTTAAAAATAAACCGTCATTCTCAAACCAGGTTTTTAATTGTTCTGATCTCGTCGATTGTGGTATATTACATACACCTTTTTCAAAATCTGCCAATGGCAGCATATCGAAAAAATGAAGTACTGCATCGGATGTTTCCACATTATCTTTACGATACACTTGTTTCATCAAATCTTGAAACGATGAACTCATTATTTCGCCATCTAATACCATTGGCTCTGAGAATCGTTTAGCCAATGTAGACAATTGCATTTTAACAGTATCAAAATTATGCAATTCTTTACCGTTTCTACTGAACTGATCTACTTTCCCAGATGGATGCATTATAGTAATTACGCGACAGTTATGTACCAATACATTGTTGGCAAAGAAGTTTTTTGTATTCTTTACTTCAAGATCGTACCGACGAGAATTCGTTGTTATCTTTTGAATTTTTTTAATTTTAGATTGAATCATAAAAATTAAGTACCTGTTCCATAGTAGTTTCAAAGTTCATTTTAATGTCATATTCCCAAATTGTTAGCACTGTTATGCCAAACGACTCGATGTGTGCTATTCGTGTTTTGTCATGATCCCAAGTTTTTCTTCCTGAACGTTCTCCAATAAAAAATCTAACTATATCAGTTTCTTTGTAAAACATTGGATTCATGTGCCATCTATCTCCATAAATTTCTATGACAATTTTCTTGTTAGGAATATAGATATCTGGAATTGGACAATATGTTCTATTCATAGTTAAATTAAATTTAGAAAATAATCCAGTTGGATCGTTTTCGTGTATAATATTAAAATCTGATAGTCTATCGCTCACTTTTTTATGAGGTTTGGATAACCTCCCTGTTGAAATTTTTCTCGGTAAATGTATCGGATTAGCGACTCCATATTTTTCTATCATTGTGGTTTTAGATTTTTCTTTTATTTCCTCTCGTTGAAATGGATTTATCACTCCGTATTTTTCTATATTTGTTTTTTCTTTTTTTCGTTTTATCTTCTGAGATTGTGAAATATTTTCAACACCATATTTGTCCTTAACCGTTTTCTTATATTCATTTCGTGTTATTTTACTCGATGCTGCTTC